ATATCGGCCATACCACCCTTTTTCATCTTGCCAACTCCATCGGCAGCAAATGCTGGAACCTTTTTACCACCTTTAGTAACCATCTTTAATTTGTTCATCATTCCGCCTTTTTTGGCTTCAATGGCCATACCCGCCATGTTGTCCTTACGTTTTGCGTCAGGAGAACTTTTTTCTTCTTGCTCTTGGGCTAGTTTATTTTTAACTAATCTACTTACTATCTTTCCAAATGCCATGATTACTTTCCTTTCTTTGCCGTTTTGGCAGACTGTATAAAAGCCTTAGCTGTAGGGGCACCTTTGGTACCTGGCTTGCGCATCTTTTCGCCAGAACCGGCGGCTATACGCTTTTTCTTTGCATTGATATTGGCATAAAGGCCAGGTTTAGCAGCCATGATTACTTACCCCTTTTGCATAAGCGCATCAATTTTTGCTTCAAGTTTGTTAAAGCGCTGGTCAATGTGTTCAACAAACTTGTCCATTTCTGCTTGAGTGACGTTATCACGGGCCACCTCTTCTCTGGTTCGGTTAATCAAAATGCTAAGGCGCTGTAATTCAGATATTTTCTCATGACCTATGTAGGCCAAAACACCTATCAGAGCCGTTAGCAACGTATTCCAAAGCATCATTTCCATTAGCATTTCCACCGTTTCCTAGCCTGCCGAATGCGGCTGTTAGGATCTTTCGCTGCCTCTGGAAACTTTTTCATCTGCCCCAAAGAACGTGCGCAATACGACTTACGCCGTGTTGCGCGCTTACCTGTAGGATTATCTTCCGTAACTGCAGTCTGTAACTTGCTGCCAGGGTTGGCCTTGCGATAAGCCGCAACGCCTTTTTTGGTCATGCCTGCCCCAGCCTTTGTCGGGCGAAAGTTTCCCGACTTGACTGAAGTCTTGATGCCCATACCCTTGGAGGCCATTAGACTGCTGCCCCGCCGTAAAAGAATAACGTAATGCTAAGTACGTTTGCGTCGGCAAAATCAATAAAAACACCCTCATCAAACAAAACTCCCATATCTGGGAAAATAATGTCGTAGGCGCCTGCGGCACCTGGTGTTTTAATGTCTACAAGCGTTGTTCCAGCGCTTGTCGTTCCATTTTTTAACTGAAAAGACGATGCAGTACCGGCGCAAGTGTAGTAAATAGCAGCTACACGAGTTCGGCCAGAGATTGCGTCATCGTCTGCGGTCTTTGTGACCGCACTTAGATTACTGTAGCTCATTTGTGTTCTCCGTGTCCGGTGCGTCTAACCTATTAATTAACATCTTGTAGGCTGTGATTGTGGCCTGGACTTGAATCAAAAAGGTTTGAGCCTTATGTGCTTCTTGTTCCAGGTCACTAATCTCAACTTCCAAGAATTCCTTGGTTATTTGCATCAGGGCGTGAAGGTAGCGTATGCAGGAACATAGTAAGCCGTTCCAGCAACCATAACCTTAAGCACTTTGGACGGGGAAGCAGCCACAGCACTTGCTGAAGGAGCAACCGTAGCAGCTGGGCCAGTTTCAATGTTCATCAAGTTCTGAACTTCACCGGTCTGCGACCCGCTGTCAGAAACACGGATAAACGAAGAAGTAGAACCTAGCGTGACGTTAACACCATAGTCGGTATCCAACTGAAGGACAGCCAATGTGCCACCAGGAGTCGTTGCCGAACCACCAAGCGTTGCACGCAGTGCGTTTGCAGCGCCAGAGATCGTGCCGGTCGTGTTAATCGAAGTAGAAATGTGTGCGCCGTTGATCGTGCCAGCAGCAGCTGCGCCAGCGCCTGTTACAACGGAGAAAGCACGCAGCGTCTCACCTGAGCCAGTCGAGGTGAAAGCCAAACGGTTGTAAGAAAGACGGGTATCGCCAGTCGTGGCAGAAGTCGTGCCGTAGAAACTGGAAATGTTGCCTGAAGTAGTTACGGAAATAGGATCAGTAGAAGTGCCGCCGATAAAGCCATTGTTGGACGCTACTGGTCCCGAAAAAGTGGTCTGAGCCATTGAGTTTACCTCTCATGCGAGTTAGGTGCGGCTGTCTGCATGACGTCTAGCCGGGACTAGTCAGACGCACCGGGGACCCCGGAATAGTATCTTTTTACTCTTAAATACTGCCTATGTCAAGTAAAAACCCCGGTCTTTTGGACCGGGGTTTCTTTACTACTTTTGGCTTATCAGGGAGTACCTGGTGAACCAAAGAGACCACGTGGATCCGAGAATCCAAAGCTGTAACGCTCACGGGCCTTGTAACGGACGTTTCCGGTGTCGAAGTCGCCTTCGAAACCAGTCTTCATCGAAACACGCTCAAACATCTTCATTCCGTTAGGAGCGTCGGTCTTGATGAAGAACGCATCCGGATCGGTCAGATAATGGTTAACCGTGTAACCCTGGGGAACCATGCCCATGTTGTTGATGGCATTGATGTCATTGTCTGCAGTACCAACACGCAGAGTGGACTTCAGGATGCGATCAGCCGTAAACATGAGTTCCTTGGGGATGATCAACTTCAGGCCTTGAACAGCGATCTTCAGGCCGCGCTCGTCTGTGAACGCAGCGATGTCGATCAATGCCTGCTCAAGAGACGTCTCCGACAGGTCGGCCGGGGTGGAGAGCTCATTGCGGAGATCCGGTCCGGACAAGGTCGGGTGGTCAGTTGCGCAGAGAGGCTTGCCGTCACCGCCTGTGGAGGTGGTGAAAGCGCCGTTCAGAACGGAAGCGGCCTTGATCTGCTTGGTTTGAGCCATGGAACGAGCCAGGGCACGGGTATAACGAGCAGCAAGACGGTCGTACAGGTTGTCTTCCACTGCCTCTTCGGTCAGGGAGAAAGCCAGTGCGATGGTCTCGTGTGTATACCGAGCCGTGTAGACTTCCTGCGCGGTGTCGTACTGCACGCCAGCGCCTTCAGCCTTCACAGGTGCCGAGTCAAAGCCAGATTCCATTACTTCCTCTTCAAACGCGCGGTCTGAAGATTCGACGCTGTAAACCTGAGCATGCTCATTCTCGTAGTTCTTGTATTCCAGACCAAACAAGGCGTTCAATCCGGGCTCGAGTTCTTTAACTAGTTGTGCACGTGTAATTGCCATGATTAAACTCCTGCAGTGCCCGTGCCACCCTTGTAGAGGTGGTTATTGGGGATAACGATCAGGTTAGCGTGGGCCGAGAGAACATCGTCCTCACCGGAAACGGTGGACACGCCAACAACTTTCCAAGGATAAGTTGCGTTGCCGGTCGCTGGAACACCAACTTGCTGACCGGATTGGCCAGTCGTGGCGTTACCTGCTACAGCAGTGTCCAAATCAACGTTGCGACCAACGCAGGTTACTGCTGCAATGCCGGAGCACTGAACCAGGAATTCTGCGTTAGGATCATCGTTAACCAGGGCAACAATACCGTCCTGAGCGATTGAGCCAGGATAGTAGTTCTTCCAGGTAGGTTTGCCCGTTGTGGGATCAATGTAAAAACAGCCCTGGAATACGCCGACAACTGCTGCGCCGGTTGTTCCGAGTGCTAGGTATCCTCCAGACAACTTAACGGAGTCGCCTTGATAAATAGCGGTTCCGTAAGCGTTGGAAATCTTGTACTGCGTTAGGCCTTCGTTGTCGTAGTTGCTACCAACTTTACCGACGGGACGAAAACCAAAGGCTTTATTTGTGTTAGCCATTTCAGTTTTCCTTAAATTTATTCGTCAGACTTGGGTCCGCCGAATGTCGTTTTTGATCGTCGATCTGGGCTATTAATCCGCATCGTCCCGTGGGCGTTGCTTTTTAACAACTCATTATCGACAGCCTTTAATTGGTCCGTTGTTCTGTCCCGGTAATATGCACGTCGCTCTTCTGCCGTCTCTTCAGGAATTCTTGCAAGCAACAAGCTTCCCACACCGATTACTCCGGTGTGTCGGCCGTCATCTACCGAGGTAGAGTGGAACTCAGGGTACTCATCTGCGCGGACGAGCTCATAACCCTCACGAAGTTTTGCCGACACATTGCTGCGGTCGTCAAACCCGTTTGCTTCCTTTCTAATCCAACGGTGCCTGAAGCCTGGAGGCGCAGGAGGCGCATCCAACTTTGAAGGAGGAGCCCAAGGTTTACGGCGCGCAGTGTTAGCACGTGTTTCAGTCGTGCGTGAGCTGCGATTTAATTTAGGTACTTCAACTTGGTCAACCATGTCTTACTCCTTCACGTATTTGGCATATTCCTCTAGAGGAACACCCAGTTTTTTAGCGATCGCAACCTGGCTCGGTGTGAGCTTAATGGTGCGGCGTGCATTGTTTACCCCGGATGACCGGGATGCAGGCGCAACAGTTTGCACGGGTCTGTTGGCTCTGATAGTTTGTGTCGCAGGCTCTTTATTACCACTAATTCCGTTAGGAAACAAGTCTTTCATGCGACGATCCAGCTCTTCATAATACTCCTCCGAGCGCGGATTGAAGTTTTCTCGGGTCACAAGCTGCAAATGAATGCCTTTTACAGCGTTTGTCATGACCACGTCCTCGCCAAACCAAGGGTTCTCCTCGGCCCACTGCTCGGCCCGCTCGTCAACGACCGGCTGGGCTGGCTGTTGATATACGGGCTGCTGGTAGACAGGCTGTTGCACTGGTTTAGCTGGCTGGCGGCTTTCCTGGTCCTGACGAATCCGCTGCTGCTCAAACAAAATCTGCGTCAAACGCTCCTGTGCCTCGGTTTCGGTGTCAATGTCACCTTCTTCTCTGGCTTTTTTGATGATTTGCTTTAGGGCCAAAGCCTGAGTCTCAACACGAGTCTTTGCTTCGCCTAGGCGCTGGCTGTCCGTCTCTTGGAAACGGTGCTGCAGATGCTGGGCATGGGCCTGAACCTGCTTTGCATAGTCCAAGGCCGCCTGCTCACGGCGTTGAGCTTCACGAAGCTTCGCCGTCATCTTGTCGATGCGCTTTTTGACCTTGTCGCTGTAATCGGCAAGCTCTTCTTCAGGCTTGGCCTCTTGTTGCGATGCAACAGCCTCGGTTTCTACGGCAGGGGGTGGTGTTTCGTCGGCAATCTTAGCCTCCAGCCCGTTGTCGCCCTCGGTGAGTTCAACCGTTGCCGGTTCCTCATCCTCTCCAATCTTAAATTCCAACTGTTCCTGACTCATACCGCCTCCTTACATGTGAAGAATGTCTTCGGGTTTGTTGACCACGCCAATAATCTCGTCGTCGTTCAGAATGCGGATCTCTCCGCCGTCGATCTGAATCCTGGAGCCCGCATAACGGCCGAAGATGATCCAATCACCTTCCTGGCACCACGGGCCGGTGGGAAACTTCTCCTGATCTGCATAGGCAAGGTCGCCCATACGCAGTACATAGCCACAGGTCGTAGCCAACTGCGTCTTTTTCTGGGTTTCCTCGGCCAGGACGATTCCGCCCTTTGTCTTTTCCGCACCACGGTAAGGTAGGATTGCAATACGCCAGCCGGTTGGCTTGGGTATGCGGTCGATGACTGTCTCCGCGACTTTGTTCGGATCAAAATTACCCTCAGCGTCATAGGCGTCGTCAAGGGTTGCCCCTTTTTCTTCCGCCTCTTTCTGCCATTTTTCTTCAAGCGCTGTTAATGCCATGTGGCCTCCTGGTGGTTAAAAATTGTCTTTTTGGGCGCGGTCCAGGATTCCCCTGACAACGTCCTCACAAAGTCTTATGCCTTCCAGGCGGCCCATCATGAACCGGTAACGC